AATTTGTTCTGGGCCTCACAACTCAGATATCAACCACAATCTCAGCAAACATAACGCTCACAACAAATACGCTTGATGGCACTATCAATGATAGTGTTACAACCCTTGATTTGACTAATGCCACGGGGTTCCCAAGCTCTGGCACCTTGCGGATTGATTCTGAAGATATCTCCTACACAGGCAAAAGCTCTAATCAGATTACGGGTTTGACAAGGGGTGCCAACAGCACAACGGCGGCTTCACACAGCGATAACGCGCTGGTCACACTACTGACTGAAAGTGGTACATCAATAACTGTTGCATCTGCCGCCAACTTCACATCCGTAGGCACCGTTGAGGTTGGCAGTGAGAAAATTAGTTTCAGCGGGAGAAGTGGCACCACGTTGACCGGACTGACTAGAGGCGCAAGCGGCACTACGGTGAACACTCATAGCTCTGGAGCATCTATAACTCTGCTATCAGGTCAGACTAACGCCACAGGGTTTTTGAAGAAGGGTGATTGGGTACAGGTGGGCGGTGGCTCCGCTGCGAAGCTACACATGGTAATGGCTGATGTAGATACAGATGCTAACGGTAACTGTTCAATAACGGTTGAGCCTCAATTCAAAGCCGCTATATCATCTGGCACATCCGTTGTTGTTTCATCTGCCAAAGGCTTATTCAGGCTTTCCTCTGATGAGATTTATTGGGATGCCAACCATGTTTCAAATTATGGGATTACGATTGCCTGCAAGGAGGCATTCTGATGGGTGTAGATTTGGTTCATATAATAGATGGATTGATTGGTATAATTGTTTTGGGGGGCGGGTGGTTTTTAGGCACACAGGCCAAAGAGTTGAAGCGGGTTGAGATATTGCTCAACAGAACCCGTGAAGACTACGCAACTAGAACAGATATGCGCGATGATATGCGGGCTGTAATGGAAGCTCTGCACCGCGTTGAGGATAAATTAGACCGCGTCTTAGGGCGCGGAGAAAAGGCATGAAAATGAACCACAACAGATTCATAGCGCAGTTGCGCTTTCATGAGGGTGTAAGAAATCAAGTCTACAAAGATCACCTCGGCATCGAAACAATCGGCGTTGGCAGAAATCTCAAAGATAGAGGTCTGTCCGATGAAGAAGTTGATATGTTGCTCACGAATGACATAGCAATCGTTGAGGAGGAATTGGACAAACAGCTGCCTTGGTGGCGTGATTTATCTGAGGTTAGGCAAAGGGCCATAGCTGATTTGGTGTTTAACCTTGGCATGCCTCGCCTGCACGGGTTTGTTAAAACTTTGAGCGCGCTTCAAACAAGGGACTACCACACAGCGGCCGAAGAGTTGCTTGATTCCAAATACGCGAGGCAGGTCGGGGCTAGGGCAATACGTATTGCAGAGATGATTAGGTCTGGTTTGGACAGCGAGGACTTTTGACCGTCACTTGGAAAAACCAAAAATACAAAAAAATATTCCAATCAAAGACAAGAAGACGCGCAAAAGAGCCGTCAGAGGCGATTGGAGCTTTTTGAAAGACATGCAGAGGGGTGACAGCTTTGTAGTTGCTAATCAGAGGTTGGCACAAAACGCTTATCACTCAGGTAGAAACAGAGGTTTCTCAATGCGTATCAGGAAAATTTCTGATGGTTACAGGGTTTGGCGGCTATGAATACAGTGTGGGTGGTTATACTGGTAACGGCTGTTTCGCCTTTCAACTACACAGTATCACCACTCACTGATGCTGACACAGAGGAAGACTGCCATCGCAAAGCCGTGTTCATAGAGAATGATATCATGCGTCAGGATAACCAAGAGATGATGTGTATAAAGGTGGAATACTGATGATACAGGCATTGATCCCCGCAATCACAGAACTTGCCGGTGGTTGGCTCAAGGGAAAGGCAGAACAAAAGGCGGCAGAGGCTAGGGCCAAGGTTGCTAAGGCAGAAGCAGAGGCGGAGGTCATGAAAGTCACCGCCACTCATGAGGCCGGTTGGGAAAAGATTATGGCGCAGGGCACTGTCCATAGTCTAAAGGATGAGTGGCTTGTGCTGTTGTTCTCCATCCCGCTGATACTCGCTTTTTGCGGTCAATGGGGCAGGGACATAGTGGCGGATGGGTTTGCGGCCTTGGAGACCATGCCAGAGTGGTATCAGTATAGTTTGGGGGTCATCGTGGCCAGCAGCTTTGCCGTGAGGTCAGCCACCAAATTTTTCAAAAAATGAGCAAGAATGTCAAAAAGGCAAGTTTGTTAACAAATCGCCAAAACTCTAGGTTCGGCGGTTTGATTGCCGTGCTTGGGGGGCGAGAGCCTTATGACTGGATATTGAATGACTTGCTGGAAAACGAGTTGGTTGAGCGCGTGAATGGCAAGTTGTTCCTAACAACAAAAGGCAACAACGAAAAAAACAGACTTGCCACTCTTGCTGGACTGATGGTTGAGAAGGACGTAGCAAAGCCTCTGAACACCATCAAATACTAATAGCCCTTTGGTTGGCTGAGCTAGTGCGCCAAGCCTCAATCTTGGCCTCCGCTGCTATTCTCATAAACCTAGCTTTCTCATCTCTGTAGACAGCCTGTCGCAAAGCCTCAAGATGAGTTTGATACCTTGGGTCAGCGTAAGCCTCTCGCTCCTGTGCGGAGACTGTGGCATCAATATGCTCTTTCATGATCAGGGCCTTGAGCGACTTGCGGAACTCATCCATGTAAATCCTCTCGGCCCTTGCCTTTGCGGCGTTCTCTGCATTGTCCCGCAGATAGTCAATCGCCTTTTCAACATCTTCATCACTTATCATCTTTAGTGTCCTCGTTATGTGGGCTGTTGTCCCAGTAGAACTTAGCCATTTCTTTGCCGTGGCTTTCGTTGCCGGTCATTTCATCGAAAAACGCCAGTTCATCGCCTCGTTTATGCAGCATGATGTGGTGGCGCAGGCACAATGGGATGACGTTTCGGTCTGAAGCCTTCATTCCCATGCCTCTGAAGCCCTCCCACGGCCTCAACAGGTGATGACCTTGGGTTGGCCCCAAACAATCCCTATTGCCGCTCAGTGAGCATTTAAGGTCATGTATCCATTCCATGTGTTTCTTATTTTGATAGCGGCGGCTCAACGAAACGGCTCCCCTGCTATCCAGCAAACAAGTGACCAGCGGGTGCCTCGCGTGACAGGAGCCACCTTATGAGGCAGGAATGACGGGAAGGCCACGGCAACCCCAGCGTCAGGAGAGACGCTTTGTGGGCCGTCTTGGAAGAAAAATAACTCGCCACCATCATAATCATCATTGAGAATTATGGACACGCTGATTTTGCGAGTTGAATGATCTCCACTGCCTATATCCATATGCCAATCAAAACCATTTGATGGTGCTGAGTAACGTAGAAGCTGTGGCCTTTCTATCAGGCCGGTGATATTGAACT